GGCTGCCATCGCTTCCGCGTACTGCGATCCCCTCGCCTTGGCGGTCATCGCGAACCGCAGATCCCTTGCTTGCTCCTTCGGCATCGCCTGCAGGAGATCGAACGCTTGCCGGCTCGGCATGGCTTCCAATTGTGCCGCGGTATATTTGTTCTGAAACTCGGCCATCTTGATACTCACTTTCTAGTGCGGCCTTCAATCGGGCCTCAAGGTTATTGTAATCAATTGCCTTGACTGTTGCAATATCCGCAACATGCTGAGATCCATTTGGCCCGGTATTATCGATAATCTTCACTGAAACCCGAGGATCGTCTTCGTACTTTTTCGCCAGCTTCTCGATCACGTCTGCCGCGCCAATATGGGTCTTGGCGTGCTCTGACAGCGGAACTGTGCGGCCCATGCGCTTGGCTCGAGGCAAGGCCCCCGCCGTCAGTGCGACAACCGGATCTCGCGCTACATAGATCAGATGGACTTCCTTGCCGGCGTCGAGTGCCTGCTCGACACGCTTCACAGCGCTGTCCATGGTGTTCATGTTGGTGTCGTAGACAATCTGCGATTCATCGACGATTTCTTTGACTTCCGGAACATGGCCTATCGCAGACGATTTGCCTGCCCCTGTCCCGCCCGCCGTGAAGGAAACCTGTGCCGCTTCGCCTTCCTTCGGCTTCTCGGCCAGCTTCCTGCGGTACATCTCCTTGACTAGCCAAGAGGCAGGCTCATGCACGGCGGCAGACAATACAGACTTGGCGTCATTTGATGCCTTGTAATCGCTCGACAGATCGCGAGCCACGTCAGTGTTGAGAACCTTACCGCCCTCTGAGTCATCCAGCTTGGCGTATTCGGCGACGGCGCGATCGACATCCTCGAGCACCCAGGCTGCGAAGCGCTGCTCGACGGCGCGCTCGGCCGAGTTCAGCTTCTCGCCCGCTTCGATGATGCCGCCATACTTGCCGTCCTTGGCTTCGACCGCCTGTGCTGGCGTCTCGTTCTTGAGCACCGCCCGCAGGATCTCGCCGCGCGATGGTGGCGGCGCGTCAAACATATTGGCCTGCTTCGGATCGCCGAGCGCCCGTACCGCGTCGTAGTAGCCGGTGATCGCCTCCGAGATTGCCTTCACCGAGCGCGTGTTCTTGGCGAAGTGCTGCATCCACAGCGTAGCCTCGGCGCCAATGCCGGACGAGAACATGTCCTGCTGCGCCAAGAACTCATCGAGCTTCATGCCTTCGGACTTCAATTGCTGGTGCAGGTCGAATGCCTGCAGCAGTTGCGGCTGGATATCGAGGTCGTGCAGGTCGCCGGCCGCGATCATGTCGCGCGCTTCGGCAACGTTCTGCGCCGACTTCATCAGCGCGCTGGTCAGGTTCTTCGATGTGTCGTCGGTCGATTCAACCAGTCGTTCCAGCGTCGGCGAGTCGCCATAGGCTTTGTGGATGATGGCGTTGGTCAGTCGCTTGACGCCCTGTTGCGACAACTGCCCATCTCCCGACACGAACTCGCCGATCTCGTTCTGCGGGTATTTCGACAGCCACTGCTTCACGAAGCCGCGCATCGACGCCGCGGTCAGATCGCCAGACTCGGGGAATTCGACAGAACTCATGTCCGGCATGCGCGTCGCATCGACCTTGGCCTGCTCGAGCGCCGACATCTTGAGCGCCCCGCCCTCGTTCGATAGGATGGCCGCCAGCTTCACATCGATCGGCTGCGTGAATTGCCGCACCAGCACCGGCTGCGTCATGCCGCGCACGGCTTCCGGCGTCAGGCCGAACTCGGCCGCGCGCTGCTCGAGCGCCAGCTTGTAGGCGTCACCGCGACCAGAATCATACGCTTGTTGTATTCCTGCAACACGGCCATTGCCGCCGACAATCTGTCCGTCCTTCGACAGCGTCGGCGCGCCTTCGGCCATGGTCGGCGCCTCGCCCAGCCGGCCGAACTGCAGGTCGTTGGCGATCTTGCTGATCTGTTGCTGTGAGGCAGCGCGCGTACGGTCGCGGAACTGATTGACCGCCTTCTCCATCGTTGCCTTGAGCGAGCTGGCATCGACCAGCATAAAGCGGACGGGATGCGAACGATCGCCGACGAACACCTCGCCATCACGTCCGATGGTCGAGCCTGGCAGATCGCGTGCGCCCTGTGCGTCGAGCTGGTCGCGCACCTCCTGGATCTTCTTGCCTTCGAACAGCGCCTCGTCAGCCGGAGCCAGTCCGCGGCGCTCGAGCTCGGCACGCAGTTCATCGACGGCGTCGAGCGTCGTGCGGAGTGATCCTTCTTCGGCGACAGCCTTGGCGACCTCGGCCTCTTGCACGGCACGGTTCGGCACGAAGGAAGCATCCTCGACGCCTGTTCCAGCCACATCGACAGGACGATCGGCCATCACGTCCTGCATCGCCTTGTCGATCGCCTTAGCGTGCAAGGTGCGCGATGCCGGGTCGGCCGGAATGCCGGGTGCCGTCGATATCTCCAGATGGCTCTGCTTGTTCGTGGCGAGCGCGTCGTCGATCACAGACGGCGGGATGTCCGGCGTGCCCTCCCCTGCCCTCGCCTCTGCCGCCTTGCCTCGTGCATGCAGCCCGCCGAAGGCAGTGCCGAGGATCAGGTCTGTGACGATCGCCGTCTTGTCGAATGTCTCGTATTGCTTGGCCTGCTCGCCATAGCCGCGCGCCTCGAGCAGCTGCTGCGTCGTGTAGCGCTGCGCCATGCCGACACCGACATTGCCGACCGTGCCGACTGCGACACTGGTCAGCATCTTGGCGCCGAAGCCACCAGGCAGCGCGATGCCGGCCGCAGTGAAGCCGCCTTCGACCAGACCTTTGTAGGTTGCTGTCGTCGAGTCGAGGCCTTCGAACTCTTCGCCGATGCGCTTGGCCGAATAGCCCTGCAGCATCGCGGGCAGCGTGGTCATGCCGACGTAGCCGCCGACTGGTCCGGCTGTGACCGTGCCAGCGACAAAACCTTCAACAGCCTGAGGAATAACAGAGCCGATGCCATAGCCGAGATTGCCAAGCGTGCCGAGCTGCGGGCCCGGCATCAGGTCATGCACCGCCGTGACGGTTTTCTTCTGCTCGCTCTTGAGCCAGTCCTGCGCCGTCGATCCACCAAAATAGTCGTCGAACTTCTTGGCGCCAGGCATGAGCATCGGCGTGAATGTGTCTGCCGCGAGCATGGCCGGCTGTGCGATGACGCCCTGCAAGAGCCCCTGCCCTGTGCCCTGCAGCCCGCCGCGGACCATGCCGTAGCCCATGTCTCCCGGCGTGACCGGGTTCAGCGCTGCGTTCGTAAAGGAGTTTGCATCGCTGGACGGGTCGAGATCGAAGTAGCTCATTGCGGACCCCTGCGAACCGGCAGAGTTGGCGTCGTGTTGTTGGCGTTCATCGCGACGGTCAGCACGATCGGGCCCTGCTTGCCGTTGAGGTAGCTCGAGCCGTTGGTCACAAGATACTTGCCCTCGCCCATCGACTGCAGGCCGTAGGACGACAAGCTGTCCATAACTGAACCTTTCAGCCCGGCGGCAGCCATCTGCTGATCAAAGGATTTCTGCACGCGGTCCTTGAACTGATCGTCCGGCATGCCCCACGGCTTCAGCACCTCGCCGTTGCCGTTATAGTCAGTCACGCCGCCCGTGATGGCGAAGACAGCCTCCTTGGCCCGTGAGCCGTCGAGCGCATCGGAGATAATGCCGTCACGCGAGGCCTTGCCGGCGTAGTAGGCCTTGTAGGCCTGGTAGGCCGTCTCGTACCCCTTTGCATCGCCGCGGAATGCACTGCCGACCGTATCGTTGAACGCCAGCTGCAGATCGTTTTCCTTCGGCATCGGAAACTTGCCACCGCGCCCGTCCTGCTTCTTGTCGGCAGCGGTCGGGTTGAGGATAGCCTCACCCTCGAGGATCGTTGCCGCCACGTCGCGCGGCTGGACCGTGATGTCGTGCCCTGCCCAACCGCCCGGGAGCGTTGCCGCCTGCGTCTTGACCAGCATCGAGCCAGCGACCGCCGTGACAGGAGAGTCGGCCGCGATCGATGTCATGATCGACATGTAGGCGCGCTGATCTGAGAGCGTGCCCACGCGGATCTGGTCGAGGTAGTTCATCTTGACCTGTGTCGGCATGGTGCGCAGCACGGTCGTGAATTGCGAGACCTCGCCATTGGTCAGCACCTTGTACGGCGTGCCGTAGGTGTCGGCCATCATCTTCGCCGTGCCGATGCGCTTAGTCAGTTCGTCCGGGATGGTCTCCGGCTTCGACATGTCGAGCGGCGCCCCTTTGGACAGTCCGTGCTGCATGGCGAAGGTCTGCGGATCTTCCTGCCGTGTCTTATAGACCTGCGCTGCCGCCGAGGCCTTGATCTGTTGGCGTGCATCGGCTGCGGCATAACCTGCGCCATCGACAGGCTCCGAGGCTTTCAGGTTCGCAACGATCGCCGTGTCCGGCATGGTGGCAAAGCCGCCAATGTCGTGCGCCATGACGCGACCTGACTGGTAATCGGCATAACGCGTCGGGCCATCGACACCGTATGCCCCGTTGAAATACTCCGGCGACAGGTTGAAGTTATCGACCTTGCCGTCCTTGTGCATGGCATTGATATCGACCATCAGGCGATCGGCATCGGCCCGCTGCTGCGACTGCGCCGAGCGAAGCTGGTTCTGCGCCTGAACGATCATCTGCTGCTGCGTCTGATAGTCCATGTTGGTGAAGGTCTCAGGCGCATCTGGCGATATCTCGTGCGTCAGTCCGGGCCCGGTGACAGGTACGCCAGCTGCCGTAGCTGTGCCGCCGCCGCGCTTCAGCGCCTTGGGGACATAGGCCTGAGTTTCAGGAGGGAGCTCGGCCAGCCATGCGTCCGGATTGCCCTTGGCCTTTGCCTTAGCCACGGCGGAATCCACAGCTCCAGGCCCTGCGTTGTAGGCAGCAGCAGCTTTGGCGCGGTCGCCGTTGTACTCGCGCAGCATCGCCTTGGCGTAATCACGTCCGACGCGAGCACGCTCATCCAGAGAGTCGTCTTTCGCAGGTGTGACGCCATAGCCAGGGTCGCCATTCGTGGCGTCCATAACCTGCATCTCGCCCTTGGCACCTTTGGGCGATGTAACGACAGCGCCGTTCGATGCGTAGCGCTTGCCGCCAGATTCGATCTGACTAATGCCGTCGATGAACTCTTCATCGCTGCCAGCTTGTGCCGGATTTGCCGGACCGCCATCCGTGCGAGCAGCAGGCGGCGCCAGACGCTTCGATAGCCAGTCGGCCGGGTTCTTGAACATCGCGCCCTGCTCGGCAGCCGTCGAGGCTTCGCGCTTGTAGGCATCCTTGATCAGAACTCGC